ATTACCTTTCTCAGAAAGCGGCGTGGAACACGAAGAATGTTATGCCTGTATATTCCAGAGTACCGGCTATAACCGAACACGCCCTTGTACGAAGCATACCAGTGATAGGTAACTTTTCCGCGTACCCTTCTGAGATGTTCCGCAACGTATTCAACATCTATAAGTTGGCTGCTGAAGAACTAGAGCAGGGTTTTGCATACAATAACTTGAGACTAATTAACAATGGTCTTATGCGTATGGCAGCTTTCCCTGCGGTTGCCAGTGCAGGATATGTAGTAGCAGAATCAATTGCCGAGTCGGAGGGAACTAAGGACGCAGTAGAAGCGTTGCGTTCTTTGGCACAACCTTGGGATAAATATGGTGCACTTGTTATTACTGGCAACGAGGTTAAGAACGGGCGTAACATACTTAAGTACACGAACCTAAGCTACAGCAACCCATACGCGCCTTTTGTGAACGTGTTAATGCCTACAATAACTGCTTTAGCAAACGGTGAGCCGCTTCAGAAAGTTCTTAGTGAAGGGTTGCTGGAATCTTCCAAAGCATTCGTATCTCCTTACACTGACCCTGCACTAACGTCTGTTGCGGCAGAGGCTTTAGTTGGAGGAGACTTGGGTAAGCTCTACAAGACTGTCCAACCTGGATTTGTGAAGGTAGGTCTTGATACCGCTAAACAGTTAGGCGCTCTAAAAGGAGAAGACAGTATCTTGGGTTTAAACGTGACTCCTCAGGATATTGAGCGTGCGTTATATCCTAAAGCCTTTGGTTCTGACTCGGCTGCACCAGAAAGTGTGGAAGACCTCAATAAGATTATGGCAAAAGAAGGTCAGAACTTAGCAGGTTTAAACGAGCGGGAAATAGACCTAACGACTGCGCTGGGATTTGCTGCACTTGAGATGTCTAATAACTACGAAGAGCACTACAATAAGGCGTCTAGCAAGATAAGGACTTTCCTAACCGACCCGAACTATAGCTTGACCCCCGGTAGCGATGCAACCAATCAGATGCTAGAAGAGTACGAGACTGTACTGGAGTTAGACTTTGTAAGGGACCAGCAGTTACATGAGTTGTACAGGGACATGATTACCTTAACCGGTAGTAAAATGGCGGCGCGTAAAGTCTTACTAGACCCTGCAATTAAAAAGGCTGTGGGTAGCAATGACAAACTATCTACCATCATGTCTGATAAGCCTAGATTTCTACCTAAACAGTTTTTCAATACCACAAAAATAAAAGCACTGTATCGGGATATAAGTCAACTTCCGGCGAACGTGAGGAGATCTAAGTCTGCGGCGCTGTCTAACTTCCTCTCGGAAGTATATCGATTGGAAGGCTTATACAGAAGCAAGAGTTTACTAGACACGCCGGAACTGGATTAAGAAGGACTTACTATGGACTCTCAAATATTTTTACCCGATGTTGAATACACTAGCATCGAGCACACTATTGCTGTTTTTGCAGCGACTATGCAGCTACGTCAGAAAAAGCTTGAGTTAGATGAACTGCTGTTTTTACATGACCTGCTGGAAAAGGAAATAGAAAAACACGAATTGATGCTGCATTAAATTACCACTAAAATAACTTACATAACTATAATAAAATGTTGCACACTAGAGAGGAACTTTTACGATGGACTCATTTATACGGGGATATAACGACGTACTAGATAAAGATATATTGGACAGGGTTATTGCAGCGTTTGAGGAGATACAAAAAAACTCCGGGTACAACGGCGATACTCAGTTTTCAGGTAGGGCTGGTAGGCATGACAGGTCGATTAATATAGAAGACCACAACTCTGCCCTAGCAGGAGCAGTAAACAAAGCCTTAAACCCCTACCTAAATGACTACTTAGCAGAATTTCCTGGTGGTGAAAATGTTAGCGTTATCGGATATAACATTAAGGTACAAAAGACTGAACCTACCGGTGGCTATCACGTTTGGCATTGTGAGCATTCAGGAAAGGTGGGTACTAGTAACCGCGCTTTGGTGTGGGTATTGTATCTAAATGACATTGAGGAAGGTGGAGAAACTGAGTTTTTAAATCAGAAGCAGCGCATAGAGCCAGCAGCAGGACGCCTTGTAATTTTCCCAGCGGCGTTTCCTTGGCAGCATCGAGGTAATCCCCCGCTAGTAGGTACAAAATATATAGCTACTGGTTGGTGGCACTACCATCTGGTATAAGCGAACCTCTCATTCTCCCGGCTCTTCGTCGGGAGCTTTTTTTCCGGCTGCTTCCTCAAGTTTAGGTACTAAGTTAAGTACCGCTGCAGGTTCTTGGTGTTCATATTGTACTTCGTACTCATACTCGTATTCGTATTCTTCTCCTCTAGGGAGATAGACTTGGTAATACGCCGAACATACGGGACACCGTAATTTAGTTACAAACTCCCAGTCGGGGTCTGGTAAATCTAAATCCTCCTCCCACGCAAGTTCTTCATCACAGTGCCAACAGTTCATGTTATAGTCCTTATCGATATGGACAACTAAAAGCTGAGTAAATATCCAACCAATACCCAGCTTAGGATGTAGACAATAACTAGAATAGTCTCCTCACGATGCATTCTAGGCTGTCATACCCCGCATACTCCAGCGCCGCAAGGATCGTTTTCCTCGTAAACAACGCCTTTGTGCCTAACCGCTTCAGCGTAGTCAACGGCTGTAATAGGTTGTCCTCCTCTACTACCATCTGGGTAACAGGTAAGTCCACGTAATCTACTCGCGTACTTGGCTAGTATTTTAGCAAACTTATCCGCACCTAGAGTACCACTAGCAACTGTAGGAAGATTAATGGTTGACGAAATACTCTGGTCAACATAGTCCTGTATATCGGCTTGGAATTTAATTCGTTGTTCTGGTTTGCTGGATAAATCATTTGCCGAGTCTATTGATGATGGCTTAACGCCTAAGTGGTCAATAAGCGTTTGCGCCGTTCCATCCACACAAAACTCGTACTTCCACCGAGTCCCCTCAGTAAGATACCTTCTCTTGTACGCAACAGCATACACGGGTTCGATACCTGTAGTGGTTCCGGCAAGTATTCCAATTGTTCCTGTAGGTGCTATAGCTCGATAGGCAACCGGCTTGGAGATATAGAGTCTATCACAATGTTCGTTAGCCGCTTTTTCAGACTCTGTTTTATACACATTTAACCACTTGTGAAGCTCTGGACTTACTTCATAGTTGGAACCAGACTTAAGTAGCCATTCGTGGATACCCATAAGCCCAAGTCCGAGTCTTCGGTTTTTACTGCGAACCTTTTGAACTTTGTCATACGGTAAATCGGCCCTGACTGTTCCGCAGACCAAGAATTTTGAGGCGAGGGCAACCACATCTTTGAATTCTTCCAGACTCTCGATATTGCCCATATTGATTGAGCCAAGATTACATACGTCACTGTCATCCTCACTCGTAACCTCAGTACATGCGTTTCTAAGGGTCTCATTACTTTTGTCTCCGAAGTTAAAACTAAAGCCAGGTTCGCCAGTAGTAAGTGCTTGTTGACAGTTCTCTAAAAACACGGGGTCTTTCCAAGCATCGTCGCCTAGATTTAACCAATCATCACTATAGTTTACCGAAATATTCGTCTGGTCTAGTGGGGCAGGAAAATTAAAGTTAACTTCTTTCGCTTGTGCCAGAGTTACTTTATCCGTGATAGGCATGTTCTGCCAGTCCTTTGCATGTAGGAAGGCGCTAATGTCCTCATGTTCCCTGTCGAGAGAGGCATATATAGCAGACCTTCGAGAACCTCCCTGCATGACGTTCCTGCCTATTTCGTTAATCATATTCATAAGGGGTAGGGGTCCACTAGAAACACCGCCTGTGCGCGATAGGGCGCGTCCTGATGGCCTAAGAATAGAGTAGTCCACCCCTATTCCTCCCCCTAACATAAGGCAGCTATTTGCCCTCCATATTAAGTTAGACCACTCCTCGCGGGTATCTTCTTCAGCGCGTAAAAGAAAGCAGTTATTCCATGCGTGAAGCTTTCGACCTGCATAGTACAGGTATCTCCCGCCGGGAATAAACTTCATAGTAGTTATGTAGTGAACTAGTTGCTCGCGGTCATTCGTACCAAGAATGACATGATGCCCCGTACCCATGTCTCCGCACACGTCTTCCACGCATCGTCTAGCGAGGCATTGCCAACTGTCTGTTGGTCCTTGGGCATACTTTGTCCTAAATACGTTCTCGCCTAAAGTAGTGCGAAAAGAATTACTTTGCATTGGTAGTACCCTTTTTAACAGTGTTATATTTATCAACTACCTCATTGTAGCACTCTTGAAAATGCTCGTAGGTAAACTCCCAACTACCTCTAGTTAGGTTGAGTTTTGTCGTCATCAAAAGCATCGCCCCATTCAAATAAGTCTCGTGTTCTATAGAGCCTTTTTTCTTTGCTGCGGTGGTACTTTTGTTTCGGGGCTTCGTGCTCTGTTTTGGTGTGTTTAAAGCGGTCACGTTTATGTTTCCTCATGGGGTTCATTAATTTCACCTATCAGCAGATAATCCATGCTGACCTCTTCAAGCTCAAACTTGTGTTGTTTGTCGATAAACTTTTCTGGGAATGCCTGTATCAGTTCGCTACTAGATAAATCTAAAAGATCGACAATAACATCAGGGTCGTACCTTTCAGCAACTCGAAGCATAAACTCCTCTAAAGTGTACACTATCTTGCGTACTCCTTCAACAGGTATTCCATGCTTACTTCCATCAGATCGTAATCGCCACCAGATACCTCGTGCTTTAATAAAATTCCGCTCCAACTCTGGGAGTTTTTTTGCGGTCCTAAGTATTCATGGTAGTCAGGGTAAAAGCGTCCGCACACTAATCCACGCCGTCGCTTACCAGTGCAGGTGTAAATTTCACCGGTTTGTTTTTTCTGTTGGTGTCCCATAGTAAAGCTATGCCCTAAATTTTTAAGCTTGCTTTCTATTGTTCCACCTATAGCGTTAGAAAATAAACTTGTAGGATTAACGAAGTAGTGGCTGTAACAAATACCATCTAACTCAAGTATCGTGAGGAAGGGGTGCGTTATTACTCCAAGGGAGTTTAGTGGGTTGAGTATCACTTTCTCTAGGCTTAACATACTCCCTAGCATACGCATATGTGCAGAATTTGAAGCCCGTATAATACGTTCCTCGTGGTTACCCACTAAGTAATGTATCTCAGGGTCGTACTTTGTTGTTCTCAATCCTCGCAGAAACATATGCATAGCAGCCCATCCCGCGTCGAGGTCCGCTTTAACGCATTTGTCTTCCCATCCCTTGTCTCCAGGTTTGTCGTAGCTGGACACGCTAGGCATATCCCACCAGTCACCGATAAGAATTATTTTTTCTGGTTTGTGCTTTCGCAGGTATCTAGCGGCAGCAGAAATATGCGTAACATCACTGCCTGGATAGATTTGAGTGTCTGGAATCATCGCGTGCTTCATATATTAAGCTCTGTAGCCGTATCTTTTTTCGTTAACTTTACTTGTTTTAAAAATTGGTAGGGGGTGGCTTCTATTCCCGCGTGGCGGCGTTCTTTATAGCCTTCATACCAATCTGTATACCTTTGCGCGCTTGGAAAATATAACCAACTAGGGACATAATGCTGATAAACTAAAACCCTGTGGTGTCTCCACTGTATTTCATACTCTACGTTGTGGTTATTTAATACCTTAGTCAGATTACTCAGGCAGTGACCAAACGAAACCCTTTTCCACTTAGC